AACGATAACTGTAATTATCTTTTGTCGCAATACTTGTTTATCATATATCTCTTTCTGCCTACGTTTGCGTATGTCTGCTTCCATTTTAAGAAGTTCATTCCATGCATTAACACCATGCCTAAACTTAATAAACTGTTGGAGTTCGTATCGCTGTTCTTCGAGTCGTTTCTTAGCAGTCAGTGCTTCAACAGCTTCTTGTTCAATACTACCTCTGCGTGTAAGTTTAGTAATGAAAGAAGGATTCTTAGCTCTCTTCTGTGCGTTTTCGATATCTGATGCGGCACTCATCCATTTGGATAAGTCATTCCCCATACTCTGAATATCTTTGCCAACCTGAAAAGCACGCTTCAACCCATTAAATGCCGTGTTAGCTGTTGCAACGGCGGCACTAATTGTTAATGGGTCGAGCATTTAGTAACTTTATAAATTTTGTTTTGCTAAGTAATCAGTAAATGCTTTTTTAACTTCGTCTGTATGAAACTGTGTTACTAATGCTTTTACATCAGCGCTTTCATTTGAACTATCGCTATTTGGATTTACAACATGACGATGAAAAGAACGTGATAACTCTACACCATCTTCTTTTATTACAGTTGCTGTTCGCACATGAATTTTTTTAAACTCACCTACTATCTCAATTTTATCTTGTACTACTTCTTTTGTTATTGCCATTTTATCCTCTCCTTTTACGCATCTGTGAAATAAGATATTGTTACCTCAATTACATAAGGTGATGCTTTAGCACCAGTATTATTAACGACACCCCTTGTTGAACCACTATCTGTAACTTGAAACTCTAATAGGTCACTACCAGTTATGTTGGGTGAAACAAAATCTGCTTGAGTGCTTTGTGTATTATTACTTCCATTATAATGAAATGCTTGAGCATTCATACTACCTTGACTTCCTGTGTAGCCATGACCCTGAACTGAAAAAGGAACTCCACTAATTTGAAAAGCAGCACTATTATTACTGAATGTAGGAGCTGGACTTCCAGATGTTTGCTGAAAAAATTGCACTACAACTAATCTTCCTATTCTCGTATATCTACCTACATTATTGTGAAGACCAGGACTATTAGTTGCACCAACAAAAGCTGGTGTCCACGTTCCCTCTTCGTAGTCATCTAAATAATTTGCCGACCCAGTGCCACCAACGTATATTCCACCACCTAGATAGAGGTCTTTGAAACGTGCAGAGGACATTCCTAAATCTACTCCATTGTCACTATTTCCATTATCTTGTGGTATAAATTCTGCACCACCAAATTTAATTCCTGTTTTTCCAGTGGCGGTGCTTCCTTGAACAATTAAATTTCCACCAGAGGTTTCAATATTCCCCACAGTGCTACCATCTTTTTTAAGTTGTATAATACTCCCATCATTACCAAGTCGATTAAACACAGCAGTAACATCATTACTTGCTGAGTTTGATGCAATACCACCAGCACCATAAATAATACTGCCTGATTCAGATGAACTAGATTGAAACCCACTTGTTGCCGTTGCTGAAACAAATAAGTTCCCACTTCCATCTATTCTGGCTCTCTCTGAACCTCCTGTGTCGATTACAATCGTGTCATCAGAACTTGCTTCTATGCTCGTATCCCCATCAGCATCAAGAATAAGCTCTGTACCATCAACATCTACATCTTTGACTTTTGTTTTTGTGCCAAGAAGGTTGGCAAGGTTACGTGCGTTACTCATTTATTTACCCTCCAATGCTGTTACTTTAGCTTCAAGTGTTTCAATACGAGCCAGTGATTCTTGTAGTGCTTTTGTAAGCAGTGGCACAAGTTTGCTCTGGTCTATGCCTTGTGGATTAATATCAGAGGGTGTCTTGACATCACCCACTTTTTTGCCTTCTGGTATTTTATCTTCATCTACATAAAGCACCTCTTTTGTCATAGCATCTTTTTCGCCAGTAACTGCTTCTGGAACTATACTCGATACTTCATGTGCTAGAAATCCATCAACTGTTTGATCTTTATTTATCTTAAAATTAAATCTTGATGGTTTAAGTTGTTTTAGTCTTGTAGTTGCATCCCAATCTGTAACTACATTTTCTTTTAGTCTGTAGTCTGAACTTGTATTATAACTTGTAGAACTTCCATTTGATTTAATAGAACCTACAGGACTAAATGATGAGTTTACTCCAAATTCAATAAAATTTCTTGTGCTTGATGTTTTGCTGTTGTGTATTTTTATTCCATAAGTAGGAGATGAGCCATCTACTTTAATTCTCATAGCTTGGTCAACATCGTCTGTTGTTCCTAATAATAAACGTCCAGTTGATGTTAGCCTCATGCGTTCTGCAAAACTAATAGCAGCACCAGCACTACCTGATGCAGCATTTTTAAAAATTATTTCTCCTGCTCTTTGTTGAATAACTGATGCTGTACCTGTTTCTATATATGTTTCAGAAGAATCTGAATTATGAAAAAGATTAAATTGTTCAGGATTAGAGCCATCATCATATTCAGCAATACATACTTGGTCACCTAATCTTACAACATGAGCAGCAGCAGCTTCTCCTGACGGAATAGCAGAAATTCCAACATTGCCTGAAGAATCAATCCTCATGCGTTCAGTAGGACTAGACGCACCATCTGCTGTGGTAAAAAACTGTAGTCTGCCGGGATAGTCATTATTAGCAGCAGACGCATCACTTTTTGCTTCTATCTTTGCATATATACCACCATCATTATCGCCAAATTGTATTAAGCCTAAGTCAGCACCAACATTACCACCTATGCTAGAAGTGCTAAGTCCTCTTCGTAAAAATATAGAACCTTGTGCAGTAGAGCCACTTCCATCTCCTTCAATTTGTAAAGTCATGTGACCGCGTTGTTGGGTTGTTCCAAGAAGAACTTTCCCACTGCTATCAATAACCACTCTATCAGTACCACCAGTTTTAAAATCTATCTGGTCATCTGTGTCAGCCGTAATAGACGTATCATTATCCGCATCAAGAATTAATTCACCACCATTCAAATCAAGTGATGTGCCTGACAATGCTCCACCAGATATAGCACCAGTTGTTGTGATTGTAGACGAGCCAGTATCGATGTTTCCAAATCCGCTGGTAATAGACCCAGAGTTTAACGCACCAGTTGATGTAATATTTGCTACGCTGAACGTACCAAACGCAACAATATCAACTAAGTCACCATCTGCTAAAGCAGACGCAAAGGTCACAGTATCACCAGACGTAATCGTTATGTCAGCACCAGACAATCTGACCCCATTCAAATACACATCAATAAATCCAGCATCATACGCTAGAGTATTGCCGTTTGCATCAGCTCCTGTGACTGATGTTGGTGTGCCAGATATGTTGTAAGTAAATCGAGCAGACGTTCCGTTTACTGTAGAACCAGCCGCCGCCCAACCGGATGATTTATATACCTTCAACTCATTAGCAGTCGTATCAAAGTATAAATCACCAACATCTAACGATGAAGTCGGTGCAGAAGAAGCAACTCTATACCTATCAGCAAAACTATTTACACCAGATATATTGCTTGCAACAGTTGTAACATTACTTGCTATACCAGCAACAGATGTCACGTTAGCTTGTATACCAGCAACTGTAGTTACATTGGCAGAAATGCCAGCAACAGTAGAAATATTTGATGAGATTCCAGCAACAGTAGAAATATTATTTACATTTGTAGTAGTGGCTAACGTATTTAAATCCGAAACAAAATCAGAAGTTGCTAACAAATTTAGGTCAGTAACAATATCGCTAGTAGCTAGTGTATTAATATCAGAAACAATATCACTTGTAGCTAGAGTGTTTAAATCACTTACAATATCAGACGTTGCCAATGTATTTATATCTGAAACGATGTCAGATGTTGCTAGTGTATTTAAATCGCTTACAATATCTGAAGTTGCTAGTAAATTTATATCGTTGATAACATCAGTTACAGCTAATGTATTCATATCTGCTATAACATCAGCATTAGCAAGCAAAGCCATATCCGCTATAACATCAGATGTAGCTAACAATGACATATCAGTTATAACATCAGATGCCGCCAAAGCATTTATATTTGATATAGCTCCAGCAACTGTCGTAACATTGCTTGCAATACCAGCTACAGTCGTTACATTTGCCTGTATACCAGCTACAGTAGTAACATTTGAACTTATACCAGCTACAGTATTTATGTTAGCTGACTGCGTTGCTACAGTCGTTACAGAAGAAATACTTGGTCCAGCTTCAACAGCACCAGTAGTAGCATTAAAAGCCATAACTGTACCTACTCTCGATGCTTTGAGCGGCAACTCCATTGATGCTGAATCGTCCTGATCTTTTAATCGTATAGATCTACTAATAGTATCATCAACATCTGCATCTATAGCTACGAGTTTATCTAGTTCTGTATTCAGAGAAGAAATATTAAAGGCACCTTGAGTTGGGAAATCAGTTGTCCTTTCGAGTGCAATATCTCTAGTAATAACTACAGTTGATCCACCAGTAGCACCAGTCACACTCATCGTAACTGTACCAGTAGAGCCATTACCACCTGATACTGTGTAGTCTGAAGTTATTGTTTTAAGAGTGCCATCTACATAAACATTCAGATCTGCTTCTGCAAAAAATTCAAAGGAAACAGTGAAAGAAGTTTGTGTAGCACCTTGAGATACAGTGTATGAAACTCTTGGTGTATTATTTGAAACTGCTATTGTCATATCTTACCCCAATCTTCCAGCAACAGTACGACCTAAATCATTTGTAAAGTCCCTTAGAAACCATAACCTAGCAAAAGGTAAATTGCTAATAAAATCTTTTGCACCGTCATAATCGCCTTGTGTAAACTTATATGCACTAGTACCTAAATCATACGCAATACTTGGTCCTGATCCTAGTGGAGCGAGTATAGCATCCACTGGATTATACTCTTGTGGGAACTTAGGACTAATCATTCCCATAGTCAAGTCTGGACCTCCTAGTGCTAAAGACATTTGTATTCCGGTATAATACATATCAGAATATAAAGCGGCTAATCCAGACATATCGAAGGATCGTGCTATCTTATCTTCTAATGGCATTTGCTCTAATACAAAAGGATTTGATCTATATTTTAGTTGCATACCCATATACGCTAGACCCATTGATGCCGCTATGCCAACTGCTCTATTTAGAACTTGGTCTTGTGTATATAAAGTGGTTATCTTGTTTAGTGCGGCAAAAGAATAAGAATAGAATTGAAATGGCAATCCAATCAAAGCGTTCTCTACTCGAGCATAGCCCTTTATTCGTCTATCCTCTTTCATACCCATTATCCTAGCAACACGCATAGGAATATAAAAAACACCATCAACATTTATTGGTTTATCTGCTGGTGACCCCATAAGAACAGTATTCTTTACAGTAGCATTAAGAGTTCTTCTAAACATTCTAGCTGTATTTTCATCCTTCCAGGCTTTGGTATTCGCCAAATAAAAACCATTGCTATTCTCAATAACATTATCTTTAACAAGCTGATCTATCTTTTTAGCATCATCTAAGTCCATGCCATAGCGTGATAAATATTCTAGCTCTAACTTATTTGCTCTTTTCTGTGCCATCTTTACAGAGTAATCAATAATAGTATGAGAGTGTGCCATAGATGACATATGCTTCATAATGCGTGTCATTGGACCTAATAAATTTAATTGAAAGAAAACATTCTTAGTTTTTGATACAATCCCATTATTAAAAACATTATTCATGCTATCTTCCATAAGACGCATATGCACATCGCCTTTCAGAATCTCTAACATTTCTCCAGCAAGTCGTGCTTCATTGGCGTTCATACGAACACGCTCATCATTTAAAACTCTAAATAACTGCTTGAACAAAGGCTTGAGTTCATTAGTCATCATTATTGCCGCGGCATCAGGAAGAGTAGAGAAACCAGCACTACCAAGATAATTAAGAGTAGCAAGGTTCTTTAACACATCTGCTGTTCTGTTACTGAGGGCTTCTGGATTCTGCAAGACAACACCAGCAACACGATCATAGCTATGCAAGAAATCTCTTCTAAGTTTGTTTATATTATTTAGATCCATTCCTTGTTTAGCTTCACGGAGAAGAATATTATTAGCAACAATCTCAGGATCAGCATGACCAAAACTCTTTACAAACTCATGTTGTGCCGCTGTTCGATTAGTGTATGCCATCATAACTTGCACTGGATTCTGTATTATAAAATCAACAACCTCACTATTTGCTATCTCAATCTGTCTATGTTTAAAATGCTTAGACTTACCATACCCATAGAATATTGCATCATCAGCCATAGGATCGTCTTGTCCATAGAGTATCTTATTTATGGTAGCATCTATCTTAGATTCTATTTCTTTTTCTGATAGATTTACCAGCTGTCTTTCAAACTTAACGTTACCTCGAGGTGTAGTTGTCTTGACAATATCATAAGCTTTTGTTTTGAAATGCTTTCTAAGTATTTCTTTAAAGTCTTCCATACGATCATTGATAGCTTGCTTATTCCAGAATCGAGGGAAGAACTTTTCTTTAAGACTTGGATTTGGAACATCACCTTCTTGCTTTTGAAGATTAGCTCTAACTTGATCTCTTTCGTCTTTTAGTTTTGCTATTTGATTTTTAAGTATATTTCGTTCGTTAGGTTTAATAGATGCATTATTATCTAAGTCTTCAAATACTTCACTTATTCTATCGTCAACTCTTGCAGATAATTGCTGTTTAATTTCTTCACCAGATTTTAATTTAATAGTTTTAGTTAAGTTATATTCTTTACCATAGTCATCAAGAATAGTAGATAACTGTCTATTTCTTGCAGATAAATTTGCTTCATTTGCAATTAAACCAGATGCTTGCAGTCTATCATCCCATTTTTCAAAGAATCCATTCCATGCTTGAACTGCTCCTTTTTCTATTTCATTAAGATTATCTGGTTGCAGTAAACTCTTTTTCCATGTTTCAGAAAGCCAATCATCATAACCTCTACGAAAAAATGTACCATAATCAAAAGATGCACCAAATGGTTTACCTTTACCTGATGCCTCTCCATACAAAGTCATAAGCTGGTCATGTACTGCTACCCACTCTCCTTCATATTCAGATGCCTTGATATAGACAGAATGAGGAGTTTTAACACCAACTTGATTTCCCTCCATAGCGACACCATGATCTCCCATTAGCCTAATGAAATCAAACTTCGTTTCTTGGCTTATGCGTTTATTTTGTAGAGTTCTTTTGAATGGTGTAGTTATACCTTTGTATAACCAGCTTCGTGTAAATAGATTTTCTTTTAAACTATACGCACTCTTAGGCGCACCTTTTTTAGTTTCGAGTGTGCGTAATGCATTTTCACCTTTCATATATTTAGAAAAGTCTTGAGTTACTTTAGTATCAAAGAAACCAAATTCTGTTTGCAAATATGCTTTTGCCTCAAACTCATTAGATAGTCGTTGTACATCAGCATCAGAAAATCTACTCATATCTATCTTTAATCCTTCTGGATCAAATATTCTTAGATCTCTATTACCTATTTGCAGTCTTTGTTCTGGTAATGTTAAGGCTATAGCATTATTCATCTCAGATATTTCTTGTTGAGTTTTTAAGAATGTGTTTGCTCTCATTGTACTAGGCACTGCCAACAGACCGCCCAAAGTAGAACCAATAGCAAAAGTAGTTCCCATATTTATTACTGACTCTGCTGGTGTAGAAGTAGGATCATAGATTTGTCTACCAGCCTCGAGCGGAGCTTGAATAACAGTAGCACCAGCTCCAACTCTAATTGCTGATTTAGCTATACCTAAAGTTGGGCCGCCAAAAGGCAAAGCAAATAAATTAATAGGATCGAATAGCTGGGTTGTAAATTGATTCATTAGTGAAGAGTTAGCAATAGTTTCTCGTGTTTGCTTCATATGATCTATTTGTGCTTTTAGATCATTCATATGCTCTTGTGTTTTTGCATGTAGCAAATCATTTTTATACTGTTCATAGCCTTCAATATCATTCGCTGGTACATATTCTGGATCAGGTTGTATACGTGCATAGCGACTGCGATTATACATTGCATTTAAGTAGGGTTGATATTGATAAGCAAGAGAAGCATTAAGAGTATCAAACCAAGAAGGACTCTGTGCTTGATCTGGAAATACTTGTTCAGTAAATCTTAGCTTTGGATCATAGCTATAAACTTTTTCGTCTAATCTTCTCATTGATCTCTTATCTTTTGTAGCTCTCTTATCTTTGCTTCTGGCGACATTGGTGTACGCATAATTCTTTCAACCAGCTTAGATTTCTTACTATCAAGAACACCTGGAGTCATAAGTTGTTGTTGAAGAAGTTCTAAGGATTCCATTTTATCTTGCTCTTCTTGTTTTCTTTCTTCTGTTTCAGCTGGTGTTTCTTTATTTAGATCTATAGATAAGAAGCTCTTATCATCTGGCTGGGTAACTGCTTCTGCTGGAATCACAATACCTTTTTCAAAGTTCTTAAACTGTGCATAATCTTTCAAAGATATACGAACAAAATCTCTTTCATTAGGACTAATCTCACGGATGTAAGGCACAAGCTCTCCGTTGTAAGATACATATAAAAGAAAAGATGTGCGTATTTTATTCTGCTCTCGAATCTCAAACTCTTCTTCATCAAGAGAAGTAATAGGTACAATAGAAGCATCATTCTCAGGAATAAGAAATCCCTTCAGTGCTTGTGATTCTGCTGTAACACCTCTAAGAGAAAAGAAGTTACCAACCTGTGTATCATCCCCACCAAAACCATTTGTTGTTCCAGCAATAAGATTTACCTTACCATCAGTTAAGACAGAAACCTGATCTGCTGAAAACTTTTTAAAATCTTTTGCATATTCCTTATTGCCACCAAAAAGAATCATAGGAGCAAAGCGTGTTAACTTCTCACCATCGCTGGCATTTATCATATGTGATTCAAGAATAAACCCATCACCACTACCAAAACTTTGCTTCAGTGTTTGTTCTATAAACTTACCAAAATCTTTTGTAGATTCGAATCCTCTGTTTGTAGATAGCTTTCTATATATATACATATCAAGAGCCGCACCATTCTGCTGGGTTAGCAATCGATAGGGAACAGTATTTCTGCCACCAGTTTTTCTAGCAACAATCTCAAACATTAGAGAACGACCAGATTTACCTCCATACTTTTCTTCTTTTTGGAATATTTCAGTAATAGCATTGTTAAGTCTTTCTCTATCATTTTGTAATTCAATAAACTTTTGATATGTAGAAAAAGCGTTCTCCTCACCATTTATTTCAATAGCCGCCTCAAGCTGTTTAATAAATGTAACCTCAGTATTTACAGAATGATTAGCAAAAACATTTTTTTGAGCAACAGTATTAGTTTTTTCATCAAATGTTGTATCTTCAACAAAACCTTTTATAAATGTTCGATAAGCTGCAAACTGTTGGGAATTGATATTATTTCCAGCAACAAAAGCTTGCATTGATTTTCTTAAAGATTCTGGCATAGCATTTTGATTGATAACGAGTTGTGCTATGCGTGTTCGTGCATCAGCAAAATCTGGACTCGTTACAAAACTAGGATCAAAGTATAATCGAGGACGTTGCTCTTTAGGTAAGTTGGGAATATCTCCAAAAACATACTCATCTACATTTTCTCTTTCAGGAGTTGAGCTATTACCCATCATAACAGCACCTACATCTAACTGCTTAAAGTATGACTGAGTAGCCGCTTGTTTTTCTGTAATTCCTTTGCTCGAAGTAATATCATCAATAATATTTGCCATACTATTAGCAATACTTGCTCGAATAGATTTAGAATATTGTGAGGGCTGTATCTGTGGACCAAATGGATACATCTTCTCTACAACCTCTCTTGGTAGAGATGTAAAGTCTTCAAACTGTCTTAGTCTAGTAATCTCTGGTTGAGAAAAACCAGCTAAATTTCTAACGTCAGTATCACCTAGATAGCGTATTATTCTATTAGCTTTTACAAGATCTACATTACCAGCAGTATCTTTTGTAGAGTTTATAAGCCTAGACGCTATTTCTGTTTCTGCTGATTTACGAAGATCTGCAATAACTCCGCTTACTTGTGTCTGTGTTAAAGGAGAGTTCTTAGCTTTTAGTGTTCTATCACCGACAGTTATCTTTTGCTTAGTAAGACCTTTACTGTATGTATCATTTATAAATCTCTCGAGTATCTTACCGACCTCAACAGAATCATTAGCTATACTTATTTCTTTTTCAAATCGATCAGTAAAGTCTGGTGTTAGTAATTCATTTTGAATAGTTTCATTATTTTCCAATACTGTTTCTTGGAATGATTCATCTATCTCTGATTCTTGAGCAGAGAGTAAAGAATTTCTATTAGATGCTACTACCTTTTGTTTTGTAACAGATCGCTCAAGAGCAAGTATATCTCCATTGTTTTCTACAAAAGATAAAGCTTTTGATATACGTTTAACACCTTCTTCACCCAGCTTTTCTTTAAGTTTATCTAGTCCTCGAAGTGTTTTGTTTTTATTTGTAATAGCACGCTGTAAATCGTTTGCTAATAAAGGATCTGAATCAAGTAGTCGCTGGTGAAATCCCATAACAACACCCTGACCATAGTTTGACTTCCTAGTATTAGTATAACCGTTACCATTTATTTTAAGTGCGCCATTAAACTGTAGATTAGTAGCAATATTTTTAGTTTCGTTATGAGCAAGATCTTCTTTCATAACATTCTCAAAACCAGCAATATCACTACCAAGATTAGCTATACCTAACGCATAATCATTAGAGTATGTTTTTTCTGCTTCTACTGACCAGTTCTCAGCGGATATTCTTTGCTGGTTTATAAGTGAGTTTTTAACAATATTACTTTTGACTGCCGCACCATATGCAGTTCCACCATCTAATATTGCATTACGATATTCTCCATCATAAGGCTGGGCTTGTGTTAATAGAAAGTTAGAAAACTCTTCTTGGAATTTTGTTGGCTGAAACCTATATTTAGCCGATAGTTCTGCGGCTTTATTTACATAAGTATTTTTAGCAACTGTTGCAAAACGTCTTCTTATCTCACGCTCGATAGTTCTTTTGGCTATTGTTCCATAGCCTTTAGTAGAGAGAGATGTCCTAAGATCATTTAATAAATTTACTGGTTGACCTTTTTCATCAATACCCATGATTTGATTGTCAGGTAAATCTGCTACGAACTTTCTGCCTTTCTCTTCTGCTCGAACTGCGGCTTCTCTAAAAGCTGTATTAGATATACGCTCCATGCTATTTGATATATCAGCAAGACTATTTGCTACTGACATATCAGTACGAATCACACCTATCTGTTGATTTCTAAATCTTTGTTTCTGTCGTACTACCATTATAACTATCCTGTTTGTGTAGCCTTATATGATGCAGAGAATATAGTAGCCATAGCATTTAAGTTAGCTGCCCTTTCTGCGGCTCGACCAGCTCTTAAAGCACCAACACTTCTTAATCGTAACTGCTCACTAGCATATAACCCTTGTGCATCAATACGTCTTATATCTCTATCTGATATCTCTGTCTGTGCTTCATTGAAAGCTCTAACAGAATTATCATCATCTCTATTAAGAAAAGCAAAGGTAGCTCTATTAACATCTTCAGCCTGATCTAGTTCTGCTAGTAAATCATTATGTTGCTGGAGTGTATTAATCTCAGCTTGTCTACGTTCTTGCTCTAACTGTTGTGCTTCTGCTTCTTTCTGTCGGCGAATCTCACGACCTCTTTCAATAGTTGCCGCCGCACCAAATAAAGAACTTGCAAAACCTAATGCTGAAAAAATATCCATTAAAATGTAATCTCCGCTATAATTGAATTAACTTGTAATGATAATGGTGCAGATTGACTTACAGTTACTTGAGGATCTTTTGAGAATCCTAGTAATCTAAATTCTTTCTTACCAGTAATTGCTACTCGCGCTTGACTTAAATCATCTGTTACTTGTCTAATAATTAAATTTTTATTGTTAACAGAACAAGACAAAGTATTACTTAAATCTACAATAACTTTATTTAGACTTCTTGGCTCACCAGATAATACTCCTTGTTGAGTAGCTGTATCGATAGGATTTGTTGTAAGTGTAACATCAAACTTAAATCCTATTTCTGCTGATGAAAGAGAATTGTCCACAGCCGATACATCGATGTTCCCACTAGCCACAGTAAACTGACCAAGATAATGAGTGCCACTGACCACATCGAGGACTGCACCGTTAGCAAAGTCAGCACTGACGGAGAAGACTCCGTTACTACCAGAATATGTTTTAGCCATATCAGTATTAAAGCTACTATCAAACTCACAGAGAATATATTTATTTGTACCATCTCCTTTATCAAACTTAACTACAGCATACACCCTAGTATCAACTGTGCAAAGAGAATGAAAAGAACCTTGACTCGTAAACTGTGTCCAGCCATATCTTTGCTCTGCTCTATTAGAGTTGAATATAGCTAGAGTACCATCAGCATCTACTAAGAAATAATATGACTCAGCACGATCAATACCACCAGCTAATGTAGTTGCTTGAATAGGATTCTTAATTAAATGAGATGATAAGCTTGAGATAGGTTGACCGGTATAGGCTTGCTGACCATCATCAAAAAGCATTTCTCGAACTATCTCCCCTGATCCTTGCACATACACTGTTGCACCATCATAAACATAAGGCTTCACAAAAGAAGAACCAAAAGAAGTTTGTCTTTTGATTGTAGCATTTGTAGGGGTTGTAGGCTTCTCAACAAAAGCTGGCACAATAAATTCATCTGTAGTTGTAAAGGCTTGAAGATCTCTATTCGATACTAAATGTCGGATTGTATTTACTTCACCAATAGATGCACGAATATCTATAGAATCATTATCCGCGGCTTCACCAGTATCAAAGTTAAAGAACTCATTAGACTTACTAGCCCACAATCCATCAGGTTGTGATATTGTACCTCCATACCATAATCTATTCTGATGAAAAGTAACAGCTCCAGGAAAACCTCTAAGTGTAGAATACGATTGCTCTGACCAGTTAGTGGCTGGTGCATGAGTTTCTAAGAAAGGAGTTCCCCCACCAACAGTAGAATCATTAGCATTACCACCAGCGGTAAACGTAAAAGTATTATCATCTATCACTTCTGAAACAGTTCGAGAGCCATTTAAATTACTTGTGCTTATACCACCAACAGTATCAGCATTAGAGATAACAAAAGCATCACTAGCAGAAAAACCATGATTAACCAATGTAACTGTTACTGTAGCAACTCCATTATCTGTACGAAAAGAATCTACTTTAAGTTTTTTCTTCAGTGTCGCTAAACAATTTCCAGTCGCCTGAGTAGCAGACTGAACAGAAGTAATCTCTATCTCCTGACCATGATAACGAATAGTTGTACCAACATGTTTTGAATCAGGATAGTTACCACCTGATTGTGATCCAGTCAAATCCCAGTAAGCGGCACTGGTAGTAAGAGTAATCCCATTGCCAGAACTAGCTGACGGATCTAACGTTACACCAAGATCTTGGAACTGAAAGTATGGCTGGTATATTTTTGCTCCAGCAGATTGTGTATCGAATGTTTTTGTTTCTACTTGAAACGATGTTAATCCAGTACGAACAAGCTTTCTAACCATAAATGTTTGATGAGCAATAAACATTACATCACCAGATTGTGCATATGTAACCTGATGTATGTTTGTATTTGTAAAAGGTAATGTAGCACTATTTGCATCTTGTGTAATTGTAGTTGCTAATGAAACAGTATTATTAGTATCAATCTGAAATACTCTAATCTTCTGATGCTCTAAGGATACAATGTATCTTTCATCATCAGAAAATATAAAAGGAACTAATCTATGTTGCTGTACTTTTGTAGCATCAACAGTTGTATCAAACTCATATATCTTAGATAAACCAGCACGTTTAATAACACCACCTTCTGCCCTTAAAAAGAAGTTCTCAACTTTTTGAGCAGAGGCATTATAGACTCTTGTATCTGTTCTGGATATTAAACTAGGACTTAGCTCACCATACTGAAAATTGGTAAGAGGTATCTTTGCTTTACGCATTAACTCCTCCTTGTTAAAGCAAATCTAGTTTGTGGTATAGTTCTTGTTGTTTGCTGTTGTGAATCTATATTCCTAGCTTTAAGCATTGCCTGATCTGCCATGCTTGTCATCAACTGCATTAATGTTGCATCTCGAGCAATAGATGTAGCAAAAGCAGAAGCCAAAGCATACTGTAAAGCTATGGTAAAATAACTTGGAAAGTTTTCTTCTGTTTGTCGAAAGGTATAATCAGCAATAACAACATCCTGAGATGAAGTATCAGCAAATACCATATCACCATATATCTGATAGCCTATCGGCAAATCATTAACTGTAACAGCATGTGTTATTAAATGATTAGAAGGTAATTGATAAGCAAAATCATATCGACCAGTTGGTGCCTCAGTTAATCTGTTTAGCACTCGTTGATCTGTTGCAAATCGCCATCGTGTATTAGATAAGGCACTACGGCAGATATCTTCATAAAGATTTGAAGCCACTAGAGATTCTGTTGTTCCATCAGTAAATGATGTAATAGGTTCAGCACCTATCAGAATCAAAGCACGACTAGAAATATCTATTGCGCTATCTGCCGCAGTTGCAGTCATTAGTCGCCGTCTGTTTCGGCAATAGCTGTACCATCAGATACATCTACTACAGTTCCAGTATTTGACAAAACAGTCACAAAATGTGTCGTAGGAGTGTTTGTGTCAGCAACAAGAATAACATCTCGAACAGCTAGCATGTTCGCGGCATCATTAAAATAACCAGCGGAGTTAACAGCCGCAATAGCGTCTGTAGTTGTATAAGCCCACAAGTTTAAATTTGATGCACCAGCCAATCGAGATAATCCACTAGCACTATAAGCCATTTCAATACCTCCTATGAGTTGTTATCTAAGACTTCATAGATACCATTGTCATCAATAACAACAGCACCCATTGACATCATAGATGTTGCAAGATGTGATGCTCTTTCAGCGATATAGTTGATCTCTGTCTGAACATCAGAGTTAATACCTAATCCTATAGCAGATGTATGGTATGCCATATTCTTACCAGCTGTAATAGCGGCAGTTGAAAATATCTTGAAACCAAGAAATTCTTTCATAGACATTCCACCAGCAAAAGGTAGATTCTGTTCACCAACAAAGTCAGATGATGCAAACTCAGTTATATTAAACAAGTCAGCATATCCCTTTGGATGCATCGCAAGATACCTATTGCCATCTTCTGGAATATTAGCAGTACCAAATGTTTCAAATAATGAAAGCAAATCAGCTTTTGCAAGAGCTGAACCTGTATCATGTATTTGAGTTGAATTAGCACCACTATCCATAGCGGTGTATAGGAGTTCATCAGTTTTACGACCGAGTGCCGCCGCCGCCGAAGTTGCAACAGCTTGTCGCTCATTGATGTTGATTTTTAACTCATCCAACTTGTCGATATATTCTGCGGCATAGAAGTCACTCATTGTCGCTTCAACAGTTGTATGCGCTAGTTCCATTGGAGTCACAAGACCATTTCTGGACTTGGTACTCGCAGTTCCAGTTCCAATCTTCTGAAAGCGTACAACACTTGCAGTCACATTGTTTGCCATACGCACAGTGTTCCTTAGTTTAGAACCCATACGCTGATAAGCAAGGTGAACTTCAGACTCGAACTGCTTGATAAAGGCTGTGTCAATAGTATTAGCCATTTAAGCACCTCATTAGTTAGAGTTTCAATTTACGATTCAGATTGTCCTGTGCATTTTTCAACGAAGTTATCCATAGTGGGCTTCTCTAATGCAGTACGGGTCTTTCACTTAATCTATTATTAGACTCAAATTTATTTAAATTGCAATAGAAAACTCGTACAAACTCATGATGATCTATAAAATATTGCTGATTTTCTACCTCAAACCCTATCCATTTTAGCCATCTGATAGTTTTATAATGATCTACTGGCACATAATTTTCTACTACATCATAGTCAATAGACAAGAAACTAAGTATTAGTTTGGAGTGTTTATAGAATGATTTCCATATTTTATCTACATCATCTGTACCAAGAAACCATATCTTACCAGTATGCATATACTTATCCATAGGTGTGATACCACACATAGCTATAGGTTTATTATTATGGCAGATAGTAAATCCTCTTGCTCCTTCTTCTACAAAAGGAACATGGAGGGCTAACTTTGGTGATACCCCAACCAATGCACACTCTCTGATATCAGGTAGGCGCATATTATCGACAATAATATCAACATCAGAAATAACACATGGTCGAAACTCAAGGTTACCTCGTCTGATATAAGTCAATACTTTATCGGCTTTTTTACTTTTTTCTTTTTCATTTGTTATACATCTTTTTAAAACCGTCATCTACCATCCTAACAAAACCAGCATCCCTTTGGCTAGGATTAAAATAACGAGGGTCGTTCATCATCTCTCGCAACTTGTCTTCTGTTAAAACAGCAGTAGGAGAGGAAGATCCATTAACAGGAGTCTGCTTCATATTGTTCATAATTATTTCCATAGCTTTTATACCATTTGCCGTAGCACATAAACTATCTACAGCATCCCTAACTTCTTCTGGAAAGTTCTGCTGTACAAATAATCCAACAGCTTCAACACGATCTTCTGCATTATCACCTAATTGCTCCATCTCTGTTTCAGCATTATATCCATCATCCATAGAATCTTTAAATGCTTCTATACCTTTTTGAAACTCTTCTTGAGAGAATCCATTTTCAAAGGAATGTTCAGCCCACCAGTTTAATAATTTATTATCTGCGGCTTGATCTAAATCGATAGACTCAGGTAATATATAATCATCAGAAGTAGCTGGTCTTTCGGAGAAAGCAGTTTCTTCCATTTCTTTCATTACAGCAGATCGTATATCTTCTTCTTTTTGTCCAATCTTAGCTTCAAGATTAGAGTAAGAATTAGCCATATCTTCTGGTGTTTTAAATTTTTCTGGTAACCAACTCGGTCTTTCATCTGCATACTCCTGAGGTACTTCTATTGTTTCATTAGCTGTTTGCTCAGTAGTTTCTGTTTGTTGTTCTTCACTCATTTGATTTCACCTTATGTCCATGTTGAATACGTCTTTCAATTAAGCCAACAATATATCGCTGACCTTCTGCATGTCGAAGAGTATCATTAGTTACAGCAGATCCATGTACCGCTTCTATTGTTACACTTCTTAAATACTTCAATACTTCTTTACCAGCTGGTGATGAAAACAGAGAAACAAAATTTAAAGATATTTGTTGTTCATCTTCTGTTCCTCTAGGGAATCCATCAAGACCACTTATGTTAGCTTGCTTGTTCATTTCGCATTTGTCCTTGTTGCATTGTTGATTGTCGTTGTTGTAGTTGTTGAGCAAACTCAATAATCTGTTTACGCTCTTCTAAATCTCTAATTAAATTATCTGGTACACCAAACTTCTTGGCAAGATAAGTTGCTACTTGCTCAGAGTTGATGAGAATATTTACAAGATCTGGTCCTAATCGTGTTTGTACAACTTCCAAGAATCTATTAACAGATGATATATCTTGGTTGGCTTGTGCTTGTGATAAAGGACTTACAGATCGTACTTTTACTTGTCTGCCATTTAAAGTTGGTATCTCAATACGACCTTGCTTCTTTAAAATATAAACAACACGCTGTAGAACTGGCTGTACTAACTCAGCTTGCAATCTACCAAAAGCAGATCCAATACGTCTTGATAAATCTGCCATACGTTCTGCTATCTCTGTAGCACTGGCTGGTGTTCGATCTGGATTACCGAGCATATCATTATACAATGCTTTTTTAATATTGTTTCTCATATCGGATAGAATTAACTGAGCAACATCAAATGATCCAGCCGCCTTTACTGGTTGTAAACCAGCAGAGTTTGGTGCTTTAGGTATTACAGTTCCAGGCACTAGATTAATTGTATCTGGATTAATAACACCATCATCATCCATTTGATACACACCAGATATAGCCATCTGTGCATTTTCTAATATAAGTTCTATTGTTAGATTAGTAGTTTTGATTGCACTCAACGCACTAATAAGTGGACCTCGACCATAGACCGCACCGGGATCTTTGCTCCAGCGAAAGCATATAAATGGATTGCTACCATTTCCTTTGAACTCTTCATACTTCAATAGACATCGTGTGTTCATATCAAAGATAATACAGAAAAAAGCTTCTTCATTAATTACATCATAATTTTTACAAATGATTTCTAATACCTGTGTTCGACCATCAGGATTAGCCATCATCGCACCTTTTAGCCTGTCATCAATAGTAGCATCTGGATAGAGTATTTTTATATCAGAATACCTAATGTCCCTTTCCCTATATACATGATCGATATGATCGTCAGGACCAACATCCAAAACAACATGAGGTAAAGGCAAAGCAGTAAAATTAACTGGATTAACAGAATCACCCTCTTCGACATGTAGTACACCAGTACCGATTGCCAGATCCATAAATGATTCATGAACCTCTTGACCAAAGTTAGAGTTTTGAAGAACCTCAAATACATAATCAGTTACTTCCTCTAAATCATTATCTATTTTTTCTCGAGCTTCTTTTGGTATCTCACTACCAGCAGTAAAGTCAGCCCATCGTGCAAAGTTAGGAACTAAGCCAGCTTGCAATCGTGATGCAAACTCTTGAACACCAACAACTGCTGTTTCATCAAAGATCTTATCATCTCTTCTTTCACCAATAGATTGTGTAGCAAATGTCTGACGCATAGGCATTGCAAACTCATAGCACTCATCAAATAAACTTTCCCAGCGTCTTCTAATAGATTTTGCTCTTTCATACTTCTGAATAAAGCGTTCTATGAGTTCTTTATCTTGATGCACAATAGTTCCTAGAGTAATGGATTTCTATAACCTATGCCACCTCTTTGAGAAGTGTATAGTGCGCGTCTACCTCTACTGCCTCTCATAACTCTTTGACCAGCTTTTGCACCAGTTTCATATGTTAGAGATGTTGCTATAGGAGTTTCGGCTTGAATTGTTTCTTCTTTCTCTTCTTGCCTACGTTCTACTTTTCTTTTGGTTTCTTCTTCTTTTTGAGCTTTCTGTTGCTCTTTTACTGGTTCACTCACTGGTTCAGGAGCTGAACTACCACCGCCGCCAAAGCACATATTGACCTCCTATAATCTGTTCCAAAAAGAACCGCCTTTTCTATTAATAGGCGATCTTCTAAAAATATCAAAGCCTTTTCTTGCATTAAACGCTTTCACTGGTTTTTGACCAGCTATTAATGTTCTGCCTTCTCCAGCTCCTAACATCATATATTGTAAGGCATCATGGATATGGGAGTACATATTTTTATCAGGTTTATCATCATATCTTTCTCCAGATACTTGCATGCGTCTATAACAATAGCCACCTTGAAAACCTTTAATTAACGTAGGGCATCTTCTATCAATTAGAAATGCTGGTAATCCTTCAGACATCTTTGTTAACTGAGAAGCAACAGACTCTAATCTTAGATCAACACTGTTACTTGGAGCTGGCACTGCTTTCAGACCAGCACCCCTAAGAATCTGAAAAGGAGTTGATTCATCTGTTTGCGCTCTGAAATCACCAGCTGGATCACCATAAATATATACATCAAGACCATTAAATCGTGTCGCTATTTCTTGTCGTAGTAACTCAGCAAAACGAACTACACCCATATCAACAGCTACAATCTCAGCTTGTACCAACCATCGACCTCGAACCTTCTGACCAAAAACAGCAGATGGCGTTAGCCCAAAGTCAATACCAACATATAAAGGTATGCCCACCGCTATAGGTATCTCCTCATCTGCTATATGTGTTTCTGAAACAAAGTCAGGATATACAGGCTTACCTTCCTGTATTAATCCCAATCGATTCATTACATATACATCTATCCAGTTTTTTGTCTTACCTTGAATAAGGTTTGGATAATAACTCTCTAGAATATTCTTTTTATTTTCTGCTTTAATGTTGGGAGAATAAGAAGTGATTTCTTTGCGGTCATTTAATTTTTCTATCATAGCTGGGGGTTGAATAAAAAATTTCCAGTTATCAGGCTTTACCAACATCGCCGCCTGTTCTCGAGGTATGTGATCTGGTATAGGAACTTCTCCAGCCATAATAGCCCACCAATGATCTTCTTCTGGTGCGTTAGTATCACAGATAACACCAGACCAACTAGCACCACCCTCTCGCATACTTGGATATCTACCAACACGCATAGTACATGCATCAACTATACTTTTTGGAATCTCTCTTGCTTCGTTAATCCAGATACCAGTAAGTTCAAGGGATAGAAGTTTCTTTACATCTTCTGGTCTATCTAAGGCTAAAAAAATTACCTCTAGGTCTAGATCATTTCTTTTTATGTGGTGAGTGTAAGGAACAGACCAGTGAAAGTTTCCCCAATCTGATTCTGGAAACCAGTCTAACCAAGTCTTTATTGTTGTAGTTCTTAGCTGGGGATTGGTGTTTCGGATAACAGCCCATCGAGATTTACGCACCCCATCATCATTTGGCTTCTGTTCTAATGCCCTTCGGAATACTTCGACACAGCATCCAACAGATTTACCAGAACCAACTGGGCCGCGGATACCACGAAAGAAACTATCATCCTTCATAAAACTTTTTAGAACATTGCCGTCAGGCTTGTACTTAAACTCTGTCACCTTTATCTACACCAGTTCTTATCATTGACTCTGCAACTTCAGGTCCAATATTTTCTATTATGTTATCCAGCATTTTATTAGTGACGAAAGAAGCTCCATGTTTCTTATCAAAGTATTGAAAGTGTATTTCTTTAACTATACGTCTTAAATATCTATGTTCTTCTGGTTTTAGATTATTTATAAAGCTCATGAGAATCTCCTATAGAGAGCTGTCTTTTTTGCTATTGCTTTTGGTTGTGAAGAAAATTGTTTCCCTTTCTTCTTTGCTTTTCTTTTCTCTGCTGTGGTTCGTGCGTACTCTTCTGCTGAAAGAGCTTGGATTGCTTTCTTTGGTAGATATCTTTCCCCAGTCACGGAAGACTTCTTGCCACTTTTGGTTTGCCAATCTTGTTCCCCCCATGCTTTTAAACTACGTTGTGACTTTTTCATTCTTCTTCTTTCTCAGTTGAATCTTTGCCATCTTTGCAATACGTGCTTGTTCTGGCTTACCACCATACTTACTTCTTTGCTCCATAACAGTAAGTATCTGTATCTTTCGCGCATAAGGTTTATTAATCTTCTTTACCTTATTAGCAGTACGTCTGGCATCACCAACTGTTGCATACTTTATAGAAACAGTATCTTTAGGATTCTCATCTGTATAAAGTCTACGACCAGATCCTTTTGGTTTTTTCCCAGTACCTACTTTTGGATCACTAGGTATAACCACCTCCACGCTTCTTATAAAGCTTTGCAAGAAGTTGTGCTTTTCGCGCTGACCACTTACCAGCCGCCGTACCTTGAACAGCTCTATTTTTTATAGAGTTGAATAAAGCCTTACGCATCTTTGGTTTGGTATAATTACCAGCCTCGTTAACTGCCATTCTTCTTTTTCTTCTTGAGAATTAGCATCTGTAAATTTTTTGGAAGAGTCTTTTGCTTGGCTGTCAAACCATTCATTCCATTAGAACCATTCTCTTTCTTTTTCTTTCGAGCTGATCCCATTGTGTTTCCACCATAATGTCCAGGCATTTGCTATCCTTTCTTTTTCTTAGCTTTGTTGCGTTTACTTATCGCCGCCGCTTTTTTTCGTGCGTCGGCTTTGCTTGATGCTCCCCATGCTCTTAGACTGAGAAGAAGTCGAGTCGGCTTTCCGTCCTTGTATTCCGGTCCTCGAGCGTTTCCCATTCTTGCTAGAAAGCTTGCTCTTCGAGGATTGTCGCCTGACTTTACTGGTGCTTTGAGATTCATCCCTTGTGCTTTTGCTGACCTTCGACCTGCCGCGTTTAGACCGCCTTTGGGATTCTTCCCTCCCTTTCTCTGCCACAGTGGTGTCTTCGCCATTGACTATCTCCTCTTCAGAAAGACTATCTACGTTCTGTTTTGTATGCAATAACTTTTTTAACAGACCAGCCATCATAACTCCTACTCTCATATTACTCTCCTTTTTCTTTTCTGTGATGAAGTACCTTTTTGGAAAAAAATGCTAGGGCTATACCATTGTTATTTGTAGGTGTGCTACTTTTTGGGGTAGCCCCTATACCTGTGTAGCTTACAGACAATAATCAGCTCAAGTCTATCTTAACGTTTATGTTGCCTACATGGCTATGCATTACTTTATCTGGTGCTTTAAAACCAGCTCTATCTAGTATATCCTTGCTAGCTTCAAGCTGTACATACTCAGATTTAGCTCCACTTGCTAGTCTTAGTAGTTTATTACTGGCTATCGTAGCATTGATTCCTATACTGTCTGCTATCTGTTGCATCATATACTGTTGCACATGTGGTGTCTTCAACGCCTTGCTTGCACTGACTCTACCTGATTCTCCTTGTGCGTATCCAGCTTCTTCACTGGCTTGTTTTACACTACAGCCTTTTGCTACTAGTGTATCAACTAGCTTCTTCTGTTTGTCTGTTATCCTTGTAAGTTCCATGCCGATCATTCTGCGTCATTAATTCTACTCATGTCAATACATTAATTCAAGATTCTTAATATTTGCACTTCGTGTAACCAGCTTTGTGTCAGGATATGCAATGCAGACGCATGCCCTTCGGGTTCTCGGAATGGTAAGCAATATTCCACTTCGGTGTGTCGTCGTTCCTAAACACACACTACGTTACATATCGCTTAGATAATCGTAGAATCTTACTCACAATTGACACGAATACACACACATCTAACGATTGTATCATAGGCATGATGACCGTCCTACAAATCTGCCAGAACCTAAATACCGAAATCCAGAAAAGGCAAGCCTGATTTATTTCTCCCTTGCTTGCAAACTTTTTGCCACACTCACTGCTTAGTTTCTTTTCTGCATATCTCGGCTGTGTCAAAAACTTTGTCCCCTTTTCTGCACCAAGCAACTCGCGGAGTTGTTTCGGTATTGAGAACCATGTCAGATTTATAGGCTTTTGAACCTGTACATATCGTTGTGTGTGTACTTCATTTTAATTTTAATATAGGAGGTCATAATGGCTTTAGATAATAATAATGTAGAAGTAACAAGTACTAGATTTAGTAAGGATGAATTAGTTAATGATTATACAGAACTCAATAAGGAGTATGATAGTAAAACTGTACAGAGTGCATTGTCTAAACTATCAGTTGAGGTCTGCATGCTTCATGTACTTAATCACATGATGGGTAATGACTTAGTACATAATCCATATGAGATGCAGTATGACATTGATAGTCAAACACATATTCATAAAAAGGCTAATGGTAAAGATTCTCTTGGTAATACCATATGGGAAGAAACTGATGAGATGATTCCAGTTGGCAAAATGTCAGCTGTTCCATATTGGGAATCTTTACTTTGGGGTACTCGTAAGACTGATAAGAATGGTCAGTTTAATGATGCTATTACCAGACAGTTAAACATTGGAGGTAACCAAGTAGCCAAAGCTGAACGACGTATCATTGACCGAGCATTAGGCAAAAACAGTGATACTGACGAACAGTTACGACATCTTTCTAAAGTTGGTAAGACTAACATAAGTACTGCACAAGATAATCTAAGAATCACTAAGGTTATCGAGATGTGGTACTTAGCAACTACTGGAGAGCAATACGAAACATATTCTGAGCAATCTGCAAAGTCAGGTGCTAAATTGTTAGAGGATCTAGACAGAGAAAAACTTATCCAATCTGTCTTGAATGGTCAAAACAATGAGGTGACTCAGAAGCATGAAGCTGATGAATCTCCAGAATCTAACAACGTATAACTATAACATTGGGAGTCACCTCATACTGGGGTGGCTCTCATTACATTGAGGTAATCATGACAGACTTATTTAACATCATTGTAATAGCTATTGGCATAATCATCTTGTGTCATATAGCGGTGTAAAAACCAGTTGTGCCGAGCCAAGCCAACCCACAACTGGTTTAGCACACTCACTCACTACATCGGTGGGAGGTCGCGTTAGCGAGAGTGTTGCCGCGCCAGCGCAATGTTACTTACGCAAGTTTATGAATGATTTGTTAATCAAAATTTGATCTCGATAGCACATGATTTCCATCTCGCATCAAGGTTTCCCTTCGGCGCGTTGCGACCTTGACGCTTGGAAATCGTAGTGCTTTTCGAGGTGTTATAAATTTAATGGAGAGAACTATGATAAAGCTTAGTGAAGTATATAAACATTATGGTGTAGATCATATGTATGATGATGAGTTTACTAGTATTGAGTATTATCGTTTGAAACAAGATGGAGATATCCAAATATGGGATGTGATGAAAAATGGTAAAATTGTTTGGGAAGTTTTCTGTAACAAGACGCGACGATCACATTCATATAGAAGACTAGCTGATGCGATGATGGCTGGTGTTTTTTGGTATCTTTATAAAAATAAATATAAACATATTGCTGATTGATGGAGTGAGATATGAACATGATTAAGTACACACCAAAACTTGCAATGGCTAATTCGAAAAAGTTAATTCCTTACAAGGTCATTCAGTTCGAACCACAATTCAAAGAAGAACTCGATTATGATGATTTGTTTTATGCCAGCTGTAAGCATTGGACCAATAATTATGATGTAGTTGATATATACTTTTATGTAGACAAATCATATGGTCAAGCCTGTTGGTGTTGGAGAGCCAGATATGGCGATGAAGAATCTGAACATGAATCAGGTTATGTAAGAAGTATGGTTACAAACGATACATTCATGAGATGGTATGTTGATTTTCAAACAAGATACATCAATGGATTGTACAGAGTAAAGAGTGGCTTTTGTTAAAAAATTAATCTATAATTAGAATTGGAGAAAACTATGAACGATCAAACATTTTATTACGCTAAAGAAATACTACGACAAATACAGTATGCAGATCCAAATGCAATGAACTGCTGGGGAGTTATCGTAGGTATGAACTGTTTTGCATTACCAGAATCAAAAGAAAGAAGAGCTGGTATCAAAATGAATACCAATGGATTCAAGCACAAAGGTCGCGTTGATATCGATCTAACTTGGGCTGATGACTATACGATTAAGTTTTACGACAAAAAAGATAATGTAATCAATAAACTTGAGAGAGTATATGCACCGGAGTTATGTCGTACACTTGATATTCATATCGAGAGTGGACCTGATTCACCAGTCCAGGAATTACAATTCACAACTACAGTTACGGAGGTAAACTAATGACCAATGAAAAATACTTCATTGAACCGAGAGCTGATTCGCAATGCGGATTAGTTCTCGCATGTATAAGACTACACGGATCTATCACAGACAAAGAAGCTTTAGGTTTCGGTTGTCGACGACTCGCATCGAGAATCCATGATTTAAATACAAACGGAGCAGACATCATAGCAATCAGAGAAACAAAAAACGGTGTTCACTTTGCAAGATATATGTTTCGTAAAGACTATGAGAAAGATCTAAAGATGACTATGGATGCCGAGCTTGCTGGTCAATCTGTAGCTCCTATGATGAAGCCATTCTGGCAAAAGGACTATGCAAAGTATGCAGAAAGCTTTTAAGGATGTAGGAACATTTGTGTGGCATAACTTGACACACAGTGTGCGAGTTTGTCGTGATTATCTAAACTATTCAGAGCATGGTATGCCCTATGTAGTAGATCACTTCGAACTCACTGTAACCGATGTAAATGGTAATCAAGTAAAGAGTCCGCTGACAGAAACTGGGTATCGCTCGTATATGCTAGCGCGCAGATCAGAGCATTACGGCGGTACAACTCATTGTGATGAACCAACTAGCAATGAGGAGTTTCTGTCCAGCTTAAAAGATAAACTAGGCGATGAGCCACAACAGAAGGAACTATTCTAATGAAAACAATAAGAGGTAAAGAAATGGTAACACTAGAAGAAAGACTACGCAGAGATATGCTTTTCTATGAATCACTAGAGAAAGACGAACAACGTATACCATCAAACAGCGTTCGTTATGATTTTGGTAGAGTCAAAGATGCTATTAAAGAAATCGTAGACTACTATGCATTTGTAGACGACACTAGAAATGAAACCAATATACCGACCAATGGTGAAGACAAAATAGCTGGTCGGAAAATACATTATGGGAGCGATGATGTCACATCCAATTAATACTATCATACTAGAAGAGATAGAAGACAAAGTGAACGCAATGCCTTGCCTTGATCTTCTAAACTATTGTGATGAAGTAGGAATCAAAACAACTAATGTTCCAATGGAAGTTCTAATGGATTTAGTTATTGAACACCTAACTGAAAAAAGGATGCAACCATAAAAAAAATGGGGAGGTGTCCAAGCCTCCCCAGTTTGAAGGATACTATAACATGAAAAAACTAACGTCTAATCAAGTTCGTATATTAGCAACAGTAAAACTATATACAGATAAGTCAAACCCAAAACCACCAAGAGTATCATATTCTACTTTTCGGAAAGAGCTGCCTGATCTCAAGCATGGAACAATCAGCACGACATTACACCAGCTCGAGCATCGCTATGGATTTATCATATCAGTACAGATGCAAGATAATGAACGCATACTGTATGCAAATCCAAAAGCACCTGGACTAGTAAGAAAATATTTTATTACCGCATTAGGTAACAAAACAATCAATAGATACTTGTCTTTACAAGCAAAGCGTAGTAGACCTATACTCTATGAAAAGTTATTTGGAACAGCTAACAATTCAATCAGAGAATCAGAAGGTCAGTTTGCGTGATGCTTTTAACTGGGCTGGTTTATCAAAGACTACCTACTACAGACAACTAAAAGGCACTGAACTAAGGTATGACACTGCTATCAAGATTGAAAGAGCTATTGACCAGCTTGCGACACTCCAAAAAAAATAAAGGAGAGGTACAAAGAGCATGGCAAAGATGTGATGCTTGTGGTCAACAGACTCAATACTTTGTAGTCTTTCTATATAAGAGCAGTTTGATATGTCACAAGTGCTATGAGGAGGATACATGGTTAGCAAAAATAAAGCAAAAGGAAGCTATCACGAACGATGGTTTCTAAAGCTATGGAATAACTTAGGAATAAAGACAAAGAAACAACCACTATCGGGCAGTTTAGGTGGTGAATACAAAGGGGATTTGACTATCGAGATTGATGGTCAAGTTCTCTTTGTAGAAGTAAAGTATCGAGATAAGAGTTCTTTTCCAAACGTATTTAATCTCCTTGAAGATAGGGATATCGCAGTGTGCAAGCGAAAGACTGGTGACCCTCGATACTGTGTAGTAATTAGTGACCGAGTATGGGAATCAACATTTAAAAAACTTATTGGAGGATAGTATGAAAATACTTAATACACTTAAATCTTACACAACTCTTAACTCTGTGCAGTCAAAATATTTTTATGGTGTCACAAGTGGTGACAACCCTAGAGAGATTGCAACAGCTAAACAGTTGTGGAAACTTCAGGACTTATCAAATAAATTATATCACTATTTTTATGCGATAGAATCAGTTCTCGATTGTGATGAAAACGCAGAGATAATGAATACTCTTGCCGATACTAAACAAATGATTGATGAATTGAGTGAAATATCTTTACCAATGTCGAAAACTAATACCGACAAAAAAATAAAATTACTAATTGATATGCTTGAATCAACTTTACCAAAATTCTCAAACTTGGTTCAGGATTATAAATTTAATAAATCAGCATAGGAGGTTACATGTCTAAAGTCGTATCAATCAGTGAGGGTGGCAATGTCGCTACCCTCCTTTCTTTTCGTGATCCATCAAGAGCAAATGCACAATTGGTTCGTGAGCTCAATGCATTATCCACTGTTCGCGTAAATGGTATTAACATCGAGGTCGATAAACTTCCTGATGCTATTGCCGCTGTTGCGAATGTCGAAGCATATCTAACACCACACAAAAGAGAGAGAGTTGAGCAGTTGTTCTCTCGATGGAAGTACTTGTTTCAGCGTCCTTATGAAACGAGTATGGACGAGTGTAGTACGCGTGTAGATATTATGATCGAGAGTTTGATAGATCTACCAGCAGATTGCATTATGCATATCTACAATCAATCTATTAAGAGTTTTCGTATTCTACCACCTTACTCTGATGTTTACGCATTGGTAAAGAAAGAGTATGAGATGCGTAAAATTTATCTCGAATTGTTTCAGAATAAAGTTGACGAGTTGCAGAAGTGAAACTAATATAGCCATATAAATAAGGAGAAAACTATGGATAGACAAAATTTTATCGGTGGCACAGATGCCATCAGGATTATGAATGGTGAATGGTTTGACTTGTATCAAGAGAAGCTTGGTATAGTTGAACCGGAAGATCTTTCAGAAAGTTTACCAGTTCAGCTTGGTATACACACAGAGCAGTTCAATCTTGATTGGTGGGTGCAATCATACTCACCTGGCTATAAAATGGCTGGCACTGAGAGCGAACTTCAACATGAGTTTAGATATGATGATGGCTATGTACCACTCAAAGGTACAGCAGACATGATGTGTATAGATAGTGCAAATAAAAGCTACATTGTTGAAGCAAAACATACCAATGCTTTTACAAACATGACCGATGTAATCGAAAGATACATGCCGCAGATACAGTTCTATATGCACTTACATAATAAACATTGTGAAGAGTATAACTACAAACCAGATGGCTGTTTCTTATCTGTTATATTTGGCAACAGTAAATGGGAGTCAAAACATATTGCATACGACCCAGAATACTCATACAAGATGCTTGGTAAAATTCAAGAGTTTTGGAAACATGTAGTGAAGAAGAAACCTCCTAGCAATCGTGATGCGGAAACCCCAGATATTTCAAGCATCGCGATTGATAGGAAAGTAAAGCTAGATATGAACAGCAGTAATGAGTTCATGGCTGATGCACACGACTATGTTGATACGCTCGAGTCTGCAAAGAAAAACGAGTCAGCAAAAAAAAGATTGATGAGCCACATACCACCAGATGTATATCAGATGGATTGTGATTTATTATCTGTAAACGTAACAGACAAAAGAAGAACTATTAAAGTAAAGGAGCAAGCATGAGAGGTAAAAGAAGGAAAGATAAAGATCTTTGGTCAGGCAAGTGGCTAGAGATACACAAGGTTGAGATTCATCCAGATGATGATTTCAGTATGATAGTTGAAGACGATAGACATTTTAATTTACGAGAGTTTGATGAATTAAAAATGCATCCAAATGATGTAAGAATGATTGCCAAACTAGCTAAATTAAATGCATTAAAAGCAAAGGAAAAAGCATGAATAAAGTAGAAAAATCAAAGCTGTATGAAGATCGAATGGCTATATGGAACGCAATATGTGAAACAGATGAGAAGCATATGAAGAAAGTAACTATAGGTTCTCGATCTTTTAATACTGTTGATGCTCAGTATCAGATTAAAAAAATGACAGAAACATTTGGTCCAGTTGGTATAGGATGGGGATATGATGTCGAGTATGATTATCCATGTCATGCTGATGTGATGATGGTAGTTGCGCGTGTCACTGTTTGGCATACTCTACCAGAAAATAAATTTGGACCAGTTGCTGGGTGTCGAACATTTATCTCTAATGCACAAGTTAACGGCAAGCCTTTAGTCAGAAGAATTAGTGATGAAGAAGCTACTAAATCAGCAATGACCGATGCACTAACAAAAGCTCTATCGCACATAGGGTGTGATGCAGATATGTTTCTTGGCAAATATGACGGCAATAAGTATGAACCTGGAAATAATAAAAATACTAAAAATCCATTAATTTAATAGGAGGTAATATGGATCAACAATATGATAACAATAATAAAGGTGTGCTTTACATGCAGACAAAAACAAATCTTAGTCTGATTGGTACTGGTACTCTAAATGATGACGGTGAAGAAAAGCGTATCGCTATCACAAGAGATACAATGCCAGACGGACAAGTTGTTCGAGATGTGTATGTCAAAGTAGGACGCATGTGGGATAACTCCTCAGACAATCCATCAGCACCACAGATATCTGGTGTAATAGGTGTTAACTCTGGAGAGAAGCGTATCGCCGCTTGGCTAAAAGACTCGAAAGCTGGTCAAATATTATCGCTCGAGGTTACAGAAAAAAGAGCATCAGCAGAACAAAATAATATTGACAAAGAACTTCAAGATGATGAAATACCGTTTTAGGAACATAGTTTTCTCCAAATAAACTAATCCTAAAACATGCTAGGAGGTCTAATACTGCTCTGCTTGCCAGACCTCCTAGTTTTACCAGCGGAGATAACTATGATAGAAAAGATGACACACACTATCATTCTCATGCTGACTATTGATCTCGAGTCTGCAAGAGAATGTCAGAAACTTAGCGAAAAAGTCTATAACGAAAACAGATGCTTTGAAGCCTACAATATCTACAGCACAATACCACCAAGAAAGCCAGACAACTTTGAGGATATCATTTCTCTTTACATAGAAAGGAAAAAGTTATGGGAGCAATAAAAAATAAGTTTCGAGAGATAATCAGACAAGAAGTCAGAGAAGCTATTGCTGATATTCTAATCAAGCCATCAGAAGAAAAAAAATGGAGAGAATATTATGATGCTATGTTTCACGAGCAAAAAAAACAAATAGAAGAAAACATCAATAAAAAACTAAACAGTAGTAAGCCATAGATGAAGAAGCCACAAATCTGGCGGCCCATCATAATCATCAAAGTCAAAAGCTAACTGACTAGGTGTGGAGCTGGAAGTGAGGTCCATCGATGAAGGGACGTCTTGATTCTTTTCGTCTTGTGTCGATGTAGTCATTCATCAAATCCTC